GAGTAGGCACACTCGGGTTAATCCATTGCCTTGACGGCAGTTATGGGTTGGCTTCTTTCTACGAAGGCGGATGGCTGCAATTCAGAGACCGTCAAGTGACATGGATCCCCTGCAGCGTTCTTATTCCCGTCGCTCTTTACTGCCGGTAGAGCAACAGATTATTGATGCGTTAGGACTAACGATTGAGGAGTATTGGGAATTTTGCCGGTTAGCGGATTGCAAGGCTAAAGAGCGTGGGGAGGAGTATGCGCTTGTACCTGAAATCACGGCTGGAGGAGTTGGCGAGTCAATTCTGATCAACCTTGCAATCAGCCTGGTTTTAACAGCAGCTTCAATCCTGCTAACGCCAAAACCACCGGGCGCTCAGGATTCTCTTGGTGCGATTAGGACAGCAGATAGTCGTGGTCAGTCAAAATTTGCTGAACTGTTTGGTTTTGACAGTCTTCAAGATTTAGCAACTCTCGGCAGCATTATTCCGCTGATTTTTGCCAAGCGAGGCACGCTGCCTTATGACATTGATTCCACCGTTAATCCAGAGGATTCTGCAAGTTCTCAAAAGGTTGTTGGCGGTATCCGTGCCAAAGGAATGCTTCTTTGGTCTCAGCTGTTGAGCAAGGGCTCACACCAAGAGCTAAAGATGTTGACAACGCTTGGATTGGCTGAACTTGGTGCGACACCTGAAGCTCGGGGTCTTGCGGTTGGCGACCAGCTTTTGCGTAATTATCACGATGCTAGGTATGCGGCTTATTTCCGAGACAACTTTGAGACTGGTGGTCGAGTTACCGAAGTAAGCAACAACATTCCGTCTGCCGGCTCGCTAGATGCGGCGGAGGTTATTGGTGGTACCGCCAAGGGTAATGATGTTTTCAAAGCGTTTTACCGGGGAACTGAAGACTATGAACCGTTGATCTGCGGCGCTAGAACGCCAAATTCTCAACGTTCTTTTGGCTGTCACACGCCAATTCCAAACGGAGCAGCGTTTTATTTAGATTATGAGTTAGTTCAAATATTTGATCGTCATAAACCTTTGCAGATTTTGATCGAAGACTTTTTAGCTGGACAAGAAGTTTTGGCTGAAGGGCCTCCAGGTATTAAGGAATTAAAGCTAAACCTTGCATATGCTGGACGGCAATACGCAGAAGCTCTTGTCAACGCAGACAACACTGTTGCTACTCAAATTAGCAGCCTTGATCCAAATGCTTTTTATGTAGACATTGAAAAAGGCCAAAGCGTTATTTTTAGAAGCGCAGCTGGCCGAGAAGACGAAGGTAACTTCCCGCCCCATGGAGTTTCTGATATCAACACGGCCATTGACCAACGCATGGTTGATGCAGATACGAACATTAACGTAGGAGACTTGTATTTATTTGGAACGGCACTGGTTCAATGCGTAAATAAAAGCCATAACAGACCTTTAGAGCCGGGAGAGACTATAGGCAAGACGTATCAGTTTGTATGTAAAGAGCGTGGGGAGGCTACGCTAGTCAATGGCAATTACGGACCCAGCAAAACAACTTTTGACCGTTTTGCTGACTTTTTTGGCAACAATGCAAAAGGCAATCCTCCTTATGGCCATCACTTGCAGAAAGTTGATATTGCCACGATTGTCAACAACAGAGCGTGCGATCAAACAGAGATAGGTCTTAAGAGCGTAGTCTTTAAAAAAATCAATAGTTTTGCAAATGTTCAGTCCCAACCGGATGCTCAAACGCTTGCAAAGTTTGAAGATGACAGGCAACCATTTTCACTGGGGCGGGTCACAACATTTCAAACACGCTATAGCTTTTTTAAAATTGAATGTCGCCCAGTAAACAGTGCGAATGACAGCGAGTTTGTTGATATCTCTAGTGGACAAGTTTTTGCAGTTAAAGGCAACACCCCGCAGCCTCAGTACAACACAATACGAATTACGCATCCGGAGCGCAGACAGTATGAGTTCAGAATCAAGCCTGTTCCAGGTTCGATAGTCGTTAAAGACTTTATTGAAAAAGGAAAACATTTGGAGCTGCTGGGCGAAGGCGAACTTCAGACAGTAACGACTAATAATATATCGCTGGGTCAATTTAGTATCTCTTACACTGGAAAATTGGAAACAATTACTGTAGAAAAGGCGTCAAATAATGAATTTAAGTTTAGCGACATTGAACCGGTAGAAGTTATCACTAGCGGCATTGTTGAGGCGTTTACGGAAACAGCCAATGGCCCCATACCTCTTAGCATTACCCATGAACTTATTGCTTCAGAGCTGCAATACGACGACGAAACTAGAGATCTTCAGTATGGCGTTTTAATCAACGTTCCAGACCCCAACGATAATGATTTAGCTTATGTTCGTTGGGATGGCGGCCTTGTTGAGCTTGGTGATATTTATAGAATTGGTGCGCTTAGCGGTACTGTTTCTGGCAAGCAAGAGTGGGTGCGTCAGGAAGTTCAATTTAACTATCAGGGGGATCCAACTCACAACTACGTTCAGTTTGACGGCAGCCGCGTAAGCCTTGCTATTTGGGGAGGTGTAAATGTCACAGATCAGTTAGAGCAACCCAACGAGAGAGATACAACAAAGCTATACCGATCAGTTGGGAGTGCTAGTGAAGCAGTCCGAGAAGTCGTTACTGCTGCGACTGAAGAACGAGTTGTTGAAGACAACCCTAATTTAAACGGCGAGCTGTTTGTAGCGCACAATCAAAATTTCGACAATGCCGCTTACTATGTGTTCATTGACAAGGCAGGCGCGTATGTAGCGGTGTGGAACGGAGTGAGCGTAGCTGATGAAATTAACAAAGTAGTTAGCGAATCCAATCCAGTAAGCTATCGAGCTGGAAATCTGGCTTATTTTGATACGGCGCTGGATCTAAATGTATATCGAATTTATCGGATTCGCTATGTACGTGAGGTGTATGGGTACTTTGGCCAGATAGAAAAAGGCTCTTATGTCGGTGATTTAATCGACAGAAAGCTTTACAGAATTGAAAAGTATCAAAGGAACGAAGAATCTCCAGATTTTGATGTTGCTCCAGACATTTACGACGTAGTCGGGGGCTCTGGTACGGGACTCAAGGTTGATGCATCTAGCTTTGCTGTTGGCCAGTGGCAGTGGCTCGTAAGCAATGGCGGCTCTGGATATGTAGACGGGGAAGCTGTATCGGTTACTTTTCCCAACAGCAATAATACGACCACAGGCGTTACTTTGTATATCAAAAAAACATCAGAAATAACTCGAACAGAACCTGGCAAAGAGGCGTTAAATATTTTTGATGTGGTTGCTGATTATCCCAAATATCAGGCTGAGCAAACCAGTCATCAAGACGGTCCAGAGCACGAAATCGCGTTTATTAACGAGCAAATTAAACCTGACAACGCAGCTCAGTACAACGATTTGTCCTTGCTAGGACTTCGCGTTTTAGCAGGCAAAGATTGGACATCAATGGGCCAATTAAGTGCTTATATTCAGCAAGGCATAAAAGTTGATCGCCTAATCGATGACAGTGGCGAAGCAGTTGATGTTGGAACGTTAAGAGCCTCAACCAATAATTTTGCAGAGATTGCGTACAACCTGCTAACTGATGCACGCATTGGAGCGGGCAAGCGAATACCCAGCGCAACTGTTGACCGTGCTGCGATGACAACTGCAGCTCAGTTCTGCCGTGCCAATGGATTTACGTTTGATGGAGTAATTGAAGACCGCCAAGGTTTACGAGAGTTTATTGCAACTAATGCAGCGTTTAATCTGCTTGATTTTACAATCATTGGCGGCAGGTTTGCTTTAAAACCTTCAGTGCCTTACAGTGAAGCAACACACCTTATCGACAGAAATAGAAATATAAACAACGAGATCAAGGCACTGTTTACTGATGGCAACATGAAAGACATGCAGATCACTTTTGTACCTGTCCAAGAGCGGCAGTTATTTAAGGCAGCTGTTGCTTATCGCGAAGAGGTAGATAATGGATTTTCGGAGCAAAAAACTATTCGCATTAGGTTTGCAGATGAAGCCCCCTATAAATCACTGGATGCCACACGAAATGACGGATTTAAATTAATCAAAGGTTCGAAAACTGATCCCGAGGAGTTTTTAGATCTAACTTCTTTCTGCACGAACAGAAGTCATGCACAAGCTATTGCTAAGTACAAACTGCGCGTTCGGGCTCATACAGATCACACCATCAGTTTCAAAACTACACCTAGCTCAGCTTTAGCGTTGCAGGCGGGTGATTACATCAAGGTTGTCTCAGATCGAACTCATACGAGCCGGTTCAACAACGGAAGCGTTGATGCTTTTGGCGGGATCACGTCAACAACAACGCTAAACGACGGACCACATGACGTTTTCTTTTGGACGCCGGGAGCAGAAGACCAAGAAAACACTGGAATGCAAGAAGGAACGATGAGCGTGTCTGGCGGCAAGACAGGTGATTCGTCATTCTTTAGCTCAATCTTCACAACCGTTCAGACAAACCGACAAGCGCGTGTATATCGCGTAGATAGCTTGACGATTGATGATGAGGGTTACGTGGACATTGTTGGAACGCACCAAGAACTAACCATTGATGGAACGTTGGCTACACTTGTGGACAGAGCATTTACAGTTGACGGGGAAGAACTGGAACAGTTCGAGATCTCTGAGGACTAATGACCGCAAAAAATTTTCCAGCTTTAGTCCCCAGTAGCCGTTCATACGAGCCTGGTGTGTTTCCTGAGACGCAGTTCCAGGCTCAAAATGGTGCAGTGGTACGGGTGCGTTATGGCAACCAACGAACAGGCAGCCGTCTGAGTCTGACGTTTGCAAACATCACCGACTACAACGCATCGCTAATTTTGCAGAACTATGTGGAAGTGATGAGCGGCGATAACTATGCCGAGTTCACGGTCAGCAACGTAGCGGCTGGAGCGGGCAATGTGGTTGCTGGTGAGGAAGAGGGTCTAATCCCTTTTATCCGCGAAACAAACAGTGCATTGAAGTGGAAATATGCATCACCGCCATCAGTCGCAAGCGTTAAGCCAGGACTGAGTACAGTGACGTGTGAGTTCATTGGCGAGCTAGAGGGTGCCTGACCATGGCTAAGTATTACGCGGGTCAAGATGGCAGTGTTGAGCTAGGGGGTGCCCCTGTCGCCAAGGTTGTGCAGTGGTCGTTGACGGCAAACACAGACGCGCTTGAGGTAACGACGTTAGACCAGGACGTTCGAGAATTTACGACCGGCATTCGCACTGCTTCTGGAGCGTTGACGGTTCTGTATTACGACGACGCACCAGTCAAGCTGTTGAATCAGGTCAACCAAGACGGCAACACCAGTCCTCTTGCAAGTTTGAAATTAAAGTTTGATACAAAATTTTTAGAGTTTGATGCGGTGTTGACGAGTGCTGAGCTGTCGTGTGTTGTTGGCGAAATTATGCGTGTCAATGTGAGTTACACCATGAGTGGTGATTTCGTCAGTAAGTCACTATGACCGTCTTTTTAGGTAACTCAGGCGTCGTCAAGTTACGTCGCAGTGAGACAAGCAGAACTTTGACCCGCACAGTCAAAGGATCTGACGTAGATGTTTCTAAAAAACGATTTAGCTTTGCTAATGACGATGACCTTCCCGGCTTTCCTCACGGGGTTTTGCTAACTGGCGATCGTTTGCAAATTGAAAGCACAGAGGGTGCAAATTTAGATTTTATTTCTGCATCTGGCTGGGAAGGTGGAAGCCAACAGTCTGATGGTGCTTGGTTCATTAATATCGACGAACTTGGCGGCATCTGCCTTTATGACACGTTTTCTAATGCTTTAGATGGTGGAAGCACGGGAAAGGTCAGCTTAGCCAACCCAGCGGCTGCCAGAGAAATTCAAGTAAAAAGCATCCAAGCTGAGTACAACATTTTGGGCTTGGTGCGCTCGTTTGAGCTAAACAACGACCGTGAAGTTGTAGACGTTACGGCGCTTAGCGATGAGTTTCGTAAAAACGAAAGCAGCCTAATTAGTGGTAACGGCAGTATTGAGTGCAAGTTTCAATATGACCCTGATGTTGCTGGAGCGGGAGTTAGCGGTGATGTTGACGTTCCCTCATACCTACACGAGTTAATTTTGCGTCAAAAACTTGGAGCTGAGTTTGAAGCAGAGCTTTTTATTGTTCAGACAGGCGCAAACACCGCTGCATTAACTGACCAGCTGTATTTTGAATTTAAAGCCATTGTGACTAGTGCCGCAATTGGTTTAGGCACAGGTCAGTTGACGATTTCAAATTTTAATTTTGTGACCACTGGTGAGATTTCAATGAAGTTTGGCAAAGGCGCTCTTGGCTTCATTCTGAAAGAAGATACCGATCGCTTGCTGCTTGAGCAGCCTGGGAGCGGTAAGCTAGAGCTTGAGTACGATTAGACCCGCAGGGGGTTTGGGCAATGGCAGATCAGAAGATTACAGCCCTCACTGAGCTTAATGAAGCTGATGTTGCCTCGAATGATGTTCTGCCCATTGCCGACATTAGTGCGAGTCAGACTAAAAAGGTCAGTGTAAAAAGCCTGGTAGAGCAAGGCGTTGACCTAATTGATGACGCCAGTATTCCGGCAGCAAAGTTAGCTGCAATTACGCCTAGTTCTCTGGGGTCTAGCTCAGGGGCTAAAGAGTTTATTGCTGGTCCAACTGGAGCAGGTGGTGCGTATAGCTCACGGGTTATTGCCGCTACTGACCTTCCTGTAGCAACAGCGTCTGCACTTGGTGGTGCGGCGGCAGGCACTGGCCTTACAGCTACCTCTGGAACGTTTTCAGTTGATGCTGCTACCGCTTCTGTGCGCGGTGCAGTCAGTGTGCCAACTGCTTCTGGTTTAAGCGTTGATGGCAGTGGCGTTGTATCGCACCAATCAAGCGTTACGGCTCAAACAAAGAATGGTCTGACAGTTAATGCTTCTGGTCACATCACCGCTATTGGCAGCATTCCTGCAAGTGATATACCAAAAGCGACCAGCTCTGCTGTTGGTGGCGTTTTTATCGGTAGTGGTCTGACTGTTACGGGTGCAGGGCAGCTGAACCATACGGATTCAGTTACAGCTGGAACAACTAGCGGGATTACGTTTAACGCTCAAGGTCATATCACGGCAACAGTTGCGTTAGCCGGAACCGATTTACCTACCAGTACAACAAGTGCCAAAGGTGGTGTATCTGTACCATCCGGTGCGTTATCAGTTAGCGGCGGTGGTGCGCTAACCCATGACACGTCTGGGATCAGTGCTGGTGATTACACCAAAGTAACTGTTGATTCTCGTGGTCATATCACCGCTGGAACAACGCTTGCTGCTTCTGACATCCCAAACATCAGCGCAGCCAAGCTGACTTCCGGAACGATTAGTACATCGATCATCGCTAACGATGCGGTAACGGGCGGAAAACTTGCGGACGCATCAACAGTGCGTTTTGCAGGCGCTCCAGACACGCAAGGTGTTGTCAGCTTTGGAACTGCGGATTACACAGGCCAATTCCTGTATGACGAGTATCACGATGATTTGTACCTTTGGACTGGAAACAGCTTTAAATCAATCGACATCGTTAGCGGTGAGATTGTTTTCGCTGGAACGTATAACGCAAGCACAAACTTTGTTGCTTCAGTAACTGCCAAGGGCAGTGCTGCTGGCCTAGTAGTTGGTCAGGTATTGCCTGCCCCTGCTGCAAATAACGCAAATCACTATGTAACTGTTAGCCAGTCGGGCACTGGATCAGGCAACGTACCAGCTGTTGCTTTGGCACCGCCTGACTTTCTGCTGTCTACGGGGCAAGACGGCAGCTGGGAAGTTCTTGACCTTTCAGCTGCTCTTGCTGCGACTTCTGCAGTCAACGTTTCGTTTAGTCCGGCAGGCAGTGTCGCGGCAAGCAACGTGCAAGCTGCAATTCAAGAGCTTGACACTGAAAAGCTTGGGGCAAGTAACCCGAACTTCACTGGGATAGCAACTTTTGCGGGTGACGTTGTTCTGGGGGAAAACTCAACGCTGACGTTCGAGGGCAGCTCTGCTGATGAGCACGAGACTCGCTTCGTTTTTGACAATCCAGATGCTGATCGCACAATCACGTTCCCAAATATCAGTGGAACGATTATCACGAATGGCGATACGGGAACAGTCACCAACACAATGTTGGCTGGCAGCATTGCGCTGACCAAGTTGGCGAACCTGACTTCTGCCCAGCTGATTGTTGGCAACGGCAGCAACGTTCCAACAGCAGTTGCGATGTCTGGCGATGCAACGTTGGCAAGCACTGGTGCGTTGACTATTGCTAACGCTGCGATCAGCTCAGCGAAGATGTCACTTACCGGTGTTTCGACTGGCAATTACAGCAACGCCACCATCACTGTTGACGCGCAGGGTCGTATTACATCTGCAGCAAACGGTACTGCTCCCGGTATTGCCAACATCGTGGCGGACACCACACCACAGCTTGGTGGTGATCTTGATGTCAATGGCAAGGATATTGTCAGCGTCAGCAACGGTGACATTGACCTTGATCCAAACGGTTCCGGTCAAGTTGTATTTAAGGGCAATGCAACTCGTGGCTCTGGTTCAATCAAGCTGAACTGTGAGCAAAACTCTCACGGGATTCTTGTTAAAGGACCACCGCACAGTGCAGCAGCGTCTTACACGCTGACGTTACCTAATGACACAGGTAGCAGCGCCCAAGTCCTGCAGACAAACGGCAGTGGTGTCACGTCGTGGGCCACTCCGGTAAAACTTGATGCTGCTCAGACCTTTAGTGCTGCACAGACTTTCACGCCCCAAAGCGTGCATAACGGCGGCATCTTTATTGATGGTCCGTATGAACAGAAAGCTGAAGCAGTTTCAGCTCTTGAGATTGACCTAAACGACGGCAACTATTTTACCAAGACCATCAACGGTAACTCGACGTTTACGTTCGCCAATCCGCCGGCCGTTAACACGGTTGGCAGTTTCGTGCTTGAGCTGACGCATACGTCTGGAACGGTGACATGGCCTTCTGAGGTCAAGTTTCCTGCTGATACCGCACCAACTTTGACCGCGGGCAAAACTCACCTATTCCTATTTGTAACTGATAATAACGGCGGACGTTACCGTGGCGCTGCTCTTGTCGATTACGTCAACTGAGGAAACATGGATCCGATTACTTTCGCAATCGCACTTGGAGCAGCTGCCCCTGCTGGGGAGGCAGATCCAGGAGGACATCTTTTTGAGGGATCAACAAGTGCTGATAAAAGCTTTACGTGGACTTGTCCGGCAGGAGTTACAAGTGTCTGTGTTGTATGTATTGGTTCTGGGAAGCCTAGTGGCGGTGCAGGCGGTGGACTTTCTTACAAAAACGATATAGCTGTTACTCCCGGTACGGGCTATACTGTTTATATTGGATGGAGTGCTTTTAATAAAAGAACATATTTTATAAGTAACACCGGCCTTCGAACTGATGGCCAAAGTGGTGGAACTAGCTCTTATGGTGCTGATGGAGGGGGGAATGGTGGGCCAGGAAATGTAAGTGGCGGGGGTGCTGCAGGATATTCAGGAAATGGAGGACAAGCTTACGGAGAAACAAATCAGTCAGGGGCTGCTGGTTCTGGAGGCGGCGGCGGTGCAGGCGGTGGAGTTTACAACTGGCCTTCTTATTGGGCCGGCGGTGGTGGCGGTGGGGTTGGTGTATATGGTGAAGGCTCTAGTGGTGCTGGCGGGAGCGGTGTTGCTGGTGGTGGAGGTGGTAGCGGCGGTGGTGCTGGCGGGAGCTGTCCTGGCAATTCTGGGCCAGGCGGTAATGGTGGCGACTACGGCGGTGGGGCAGGAGCGGGCCAAAATGGAGCTGGTACCCCAGGTCCTGGCGCAGTTCGAATTATTTGGGGTGAAGGCCGATCATTCCCTTCCACAAATGTAGGCCAGAATTATGCTGGTTTTACCGAATCGTTTACCTCCTAAGTCATGGCTCTAGCTCTTGTCGAAGACAACGCTGTCACTAAGTACCCAGTTGGTTTGGGTGACCTACGACAAAAATTCCCGAACGTTAGTTTTCCCAAGTCGTTAGAGGGTGAAGACCTCACATCATTAGGCGTCGTTACGGTGAACGATGTCGATAAGCCTGCTTTTAACAGCAGCACGCAAAAAGTTGAAGAAGGAGCGCCTGCGCTAGCTGATGGGACTTGGAAGCAGACTTGGAACGTCATTAACTTCACTGCTGCAGAGTTGCAGAGCATCGCTGATAATGCCGCTGCAAGCGTTCGCGAACAGCGCAACCTAAAGCTAGCTGCATCTGACTGGACCGTTCTGACTGATAGCCCGTTGACTACGGCTAAAAAGACAACGTGGAAAACTTACCGAACAGCATTGCGAAACATCAGTGCAGCAGAGGGTTTCCCCCATACGATGGAATGGCCAACTGAGCCTTCCTGATGCAAAAACCCGACCCAATGATCCCCTGCAAGCCAGGGGCAGAAGACACTGAGGCAATGGCGAATCGAGTGTCGTGGCTTGAGATGCTATTTATGCTTGAAGGCCGCGACAA